TTGTCAACAGTCGGATTGTCACGGCGTGTCAGACCATTGCCTCGGCAATCCGGTCGAGCTCTTCGTCGCCTACCACCGCGTAGGACGCGACGGTCTCCATGCTCGCCCATCCGAACATCTGACGGACGGCGGCAGGGTTCATTCCCTTCGCCAGCGCCATCGACGCGCCACGCTTACGGAGGTCATGGAACGAATGGTCGATACCGTGGCGTTCCATAAGGCGGTTGACCTTCCGCTGTAAGGTCTGGCCGGAGATGGGCCGACCGCCGGCAGTGATGACGTTCCCGCGCACCTGCGGGGCGATCTTGTCCAGAAGGATCGGGGACAGCCCGACGGCTCGCTCCTTCTGGCCCTTGCCGCGCACGTACATGCGCCGCGACTCGATGTCCACGTCGGCCCAGTCCAGGCCAGCCGCTTCGGACACGCGCAGACCGCCATAGGCACCGAGAGCAACGGCACGCCGCACGTCTAGCCGATCCACACTCAGTGGCCCTAGCAGCCGCTCGAGGTCGGATGAGCCGATCGCGCGCGGCACATGGTTCGGAACCTTTGGCGGGTCGAGTCTGCGCGTCGGGTCGTCGGGTCGGTGATCGTACTTGCCCATCCATTTGTAGAACGATCGCAGGCACGCGAGTTCGTTGGCTCTGGTGCCGGGTGACATGTCGAAGCGCGACTCCCACCAGACCTGTATTTCCTCGGGTGTCGCGTGGCCGGCGTCGGGAACCATGGCGAGTACGGCCCGGTAGCGTGCGATCGTGTGCGGCGAGCGGTTGCGGTCGCGTTCTGCGTAGGCCAAGAAGTCGGCCACTAGGTCGGTCATTCCATGTCCATGTTCATCATCTCGAGTTCGCCCAGTAGGTCCGGGTCGGACTCGGGGTTGTCCGAATCGACGGCGGCCATGTTCCGTAGTGCCTGCTCGAAATAGGACGGCTTGAGTTCGCACCCGATGCCGATGCGTCCCAGGCGCACCGATTCGTACACCTCGGAACCCACGCCCATGAACGGGGTGAACACCGCCTCCCCTGGCTCGGTTCGCAGTTGCACGAATCGGGCGATCACGTCCAGCTGTAGCGGGTGAACGTGCTTCTCGTCGTCGGGGTCGCGCGAGTCGCGGAACGGGAGTACGCGGTCGAGGCGAATGTCATCCCACACTGACGACGCATAGTGCCGCCAGACCCATTGGGAGAATCGGTTGCCGGTCTGCTTCGCGGGCCAGTTGCGGAACTTCTCGAGCTCGGCGGGCACCTGCTCGTTGCCTGCGTAGAAGTCCAGGCCGGTCGGATGCGTCACCGGCAGACGGTCCTCCCCGCCGCGCTTGCGAAAGATCAGCAACTCATCGGCCGACGCAACGCCACCAGCGGCGCCGTCCTCGCAGATCGTCTTGTGCGCAAGATTCTTCTGCATCGTTCGCAGACGCACGGCTAGCGGCTCTTTCCAGATCGCATGACGCGCGACCCAATCCCACCCCGCCTCTTCGTGCATTCGGATCACGTCGCCGGGGAAGTCGAACAGCGAGTCGGTGTTGCCGCTGTTGCCGCTCGGGATCGGGGCGGCGTGGACGGCGGTCATGCGGCCCGGCTTCGTCAGTCGGAGCAGCTCGTGGACGAACATGCCGTAGTGCTCGCGGAATTCTTCGTAGTTGCGAGCATTGGATACGTCCCGGTCGTTCGATGAGTAGTGGTATAGGCCGGCGAACGGCGGGGAGTAAATTGAGGCGTGAATCGAAGCGTCGGGCATCGCCGCCATCACGTCCATAGAATCGGCATTGTAGATTGCCCAGCGGTCGTTAATCTCTGATTTCAGCGTCCCAGCCATGAGGGAACCTCCACGGTGTTGTTGTATTCGACCGTCTCGATTGAGCGGGCGTCGTTCATGTGCTCGACCAGCGACGAGAACATCTCGTCGGCCAGTCGCGCCTTGCGTTGCAGGTTGCCGAGCACGTTGCTTCCGCCCTCGGTGGTGATGACATCGACGGTTACCGGGCTCTTCTGTCCGAATCGCCACATGCGGCGCACGGCCTGATACCACTGCTCGTATGAGTGGGACGGGAAGTAGGTCATGTGGTGAGCGTGCTGCCAGTTCAGGCCCCAGGCGCCGATCGACGGTTTCGTAACCAGCACGCGAATCTCGCCGCGCGTGAACGACCGCAGTTTCTCTTCCTTCTCATCGGGCGAGTCGGCCCCGGACACCTGGACCGCGCCGTCGATCAGTCTCGTCAGCTCGGCGGACTCATCGTTCAGGTGGCACCATGCCACGGCGTGCTCGGACGACTCGAGCGCACCCGCTGCGGCCTCGCACCGCTCGTACAGGGTGCGGCGGTTCTCTTTGCGTTCCTCTTGCAGTCCATGCGCGGGCACATCGAACAGCGCGCCCTCCATCGGACGGTTGGCCTCCACGATCGTCTCGCGGGTGATGAGTTCGGGTAGGTGGTAGTTGTCGTCGCTGAATCCGATGTCGGACGGTCGGCGGACGGCGCGTGCCCATGATGCGACCCACTGCCAGAACGCCTCTTCGGCGTGGCCCTTGAGTCTCCACGCGACCGCCTCCCCACCCATGCCGCGCCCGCGCGAGGACGCGGAGCGTTGCTTGTTCGTGAAGAATCGGGAGAGCATGTCCATGTGGCCGAGGCCACCGAGAGCCTCGGAGGAAGTGCCCAGCTCGATCCAATCGTTAGGGGCAGCGGTCGCGGTGCCCAGCAGCCGGTACGGTACGCGGCGCATGAATTCGGTCACGACCGCGCGCGTCACGCCGTCGAAGGACTTGAGGGCAGAGGACTCATCGCAGACGACGCCACCGAACAGCGCGGGATCGAACTTGCTCAGTTGCTCATAGTTGGTGACCGTCGTCCCCGCATGGATCTTGCCGTCGCGCGAGAGGGCAACATCGTGGCCGAACTTCTCGCCCTCGCTGACGATCTGGAATCCGACGGCGAGCGGGGTGAGCAGCAGTACCGGCTTGCCCGTCTTGCGGCGCACCTGGTCGGCCCATGCGAGTTCCATCGGCGTCTTGCCCATGCCGCAATCAGCGAACAGCGCGCCGCGTCCTTGACGGACTGCCCATTCGACTAGCGCGGTCTGGAAGTCGAACAGGTGCGAGGGCAGGTCGGTGGGCTCGAATCCGCCCGTGTTCGCTAGTTGCGCCTTGCGTTCGAGGAACTCGGCGTAGGTGACTGTCATATGGGTGGCTTCCTTGTGATTGAGGTGGGACGCGGGGACTCCCGATCATTTGGGGTGACGACCGCCGATGGTTTGCCCCCGCGTCCTGAGAGGACGATATCACATGAATCCGCATTATTAGCGTTATCGGTCAGTGCCCAACACCTACGATCAACCTCAGACCGCCCCGGAATAGGCTCCCCCGCCTGGCCCCGGGGCGGTCGCTGTGTCAGATGGGGCGGCTGGGATCCGATACGGTGCCGGGGTGTCTCTCTTCTTGTACCGCCATGCGCTTGATCGCATGGCCGAACGTGGCATAACTCGCGAAGAGATCGTTCAGGCGCTACAGTCTCCCGATACGACGTACACCTCCAAGGATGACGACACGCGTCTAGTAATCCTTGGAAAGACAGCCTCTGGCCGTCTCCTGATGATCGTGGTGGAGAAGTCTGACCACGAGGCAATCGTCACAGTCGCTGAGCGGGATTGATCGAAAGCGTAGGCTTGGACCATGTTCTTGACCGTTGACACAGAAGCTCGGGCCACATACGTGGCCGTGTCGAGCGCGCCTGTTGACCGGACCGCGATGGTGACTGATTCCGTTGCCGTNGANGTTGACGCGATGGGGCAGCCGATCGGCGTCGAGTTCCTGATGCTGCCGGAGCGGATCACGAACGACATCGTGGGGCGCGTCATTGAGCGGTTCCCGACGTTGGAGAAATTGCGCGACCTCGACGCCTGGCTGCGCGCTTCCGCCTGACACCGCACGTCGCCTATGGATCGCCATTGCATAACTATGGGGTCGCTGGTGCCGGATCGGTGTCAGACTCATTGGCTCCCTTTGACGCACGAAAAGCCCCGCGCATCCGGTGAGGGATGAGCGGGGCGTTCGTGGTGTCGTAGCGTTGTTAGTCGGTGCCGTCCGTCCACGTGCTGTCGTAGCCGGTGATCGTGGCGGGTGGGTGCCAGTGGTCGAGTAGGCGGATGACGACGATGGC